CAGCAACAGCAGATCCACACATCTTTGGATAAAACATGCGATACATCCACTCATTAGCCAAAGAAAAATAACGCTTATTATAAGTAGGTTGACTACGAGCATAATTACTTACCGAATGGTAAGATCCTGCAGGTATACACTCAACATATCGGTATTTATTCCAATCAATTTTGAGATCGCGATGAGCAATCCATGAGTTGACGGAAGGAGAAAACACCGGAGCTTTATTTTTCTTATACGGACGTTGAGTACGAGCAACAAATGGCATAAGTTCTTTGTTTACCACGTAGCGTTCGTATTCGGCTGTTGAGTCGCCCCTTCGAATGTGGAAACGGCCGAGTCCATAAGACTCGTACCATCCAATCGTCTCCTCAAGAGAGTCACGGGTTCCACGGGGGCTAACTCGTTTTTTGGCAGATGTTCAACAGCTTCAGGCGACCTTCTGCTAGGAGGAAAACCCTCTAACATACACTTATGACAGCGCGGCCGATTTACATCTGTTGAAGGAGGATGAAAAGAATCATGGCACTGAATGCAAAGACGTACAACACTAGAACCACGGGGACGATTTCTCGCCTCCATATACTTGTGCGCGCGTAATTGTTCAAAAAGGTGCTCAGTCCATGGTATAAAAACATTTTCAGTTCGACCTCCCATCACATGAAAACCAAGCAACTTCCTATCTGACCAAACACCTCCAGAACAAAACCCCTCTCGTGATGAACAATCATATGTCCACTCCTGACCACGACGATTAATCGTACCCGGAGAAACTTGAAAACTAACTTTATCATCATAAGCTCCTAAAACACAATTCTCACCATCAACTGGTGGACGAAAAGTAGTAGTAGGATTTGGGGGTTGAACCAAATGATTTGGCCAAGGTAAGGCAAGAAGACGGTCAGCAGACTTAGTATTTAAAACTAAGTAATTATCTGCGGGAAATTGTTCAGAATAATGATAAACACCATTTTCCGTAGGTAATGCGAATTGGAGCCTATCAACTTTCGCCAATAAGGGACCATGTTCGCAAAAAACTATATACCCACAAACTAACACACCATTTAAAATTTGATTGGCCTGACGGTCAGTTATATTTATAGTGCGATGTTTATAATAATCTACCGGATACATAGGACGGCCAGGCAACATACTCTCCAAACGTCGATGACGATGTATATATTGGCACCTAGCACCTATCCGGCACTGCCCTCCATTCTCTTCATCTGGGCAGGAACGCGATTCTAAACGATTATCAACTCGGTTTCCCAAGTCAACTAGTTTTCGAATAACGTCGTCCCTCTCTTGGGCATCATGCTTTAACCCATAAACCCATTGTATAGCATCTTCACGAGTTGAATTATCACCATTAAAAATGGCCTGATTATTTAAAACTCGGTCCCACTGAGTAAAACTCGGGTAACCTAATTTAATTTCATCATACACAAAACGAGCAATCGCCGCAAACGGTTGAAAAGCTCTATTCATATCCCTCTCCGAAGAGTAGGCGGCATATCTAACTCGATCAGGTGCTATATCCCATGCCTTATTATTTAAGTAATCATCTAAAGTATTATAAGGAGTACCGTGTGGTGGAAAACCTACACGGCGTACAGTTGAACGTGTAACGTCCTGGGTTTCTCCAGTTTTACCACGCTTAGTGGTTTGATATTTCTGAGTATCAAAAAACCTTTCGGCTGTAAACTCATCAATCTTCTGGGGATTCCCTCGACTATCCTTAGTATCTGAATACCAAGTCCACGTACTAACACGCCGATTATCTTTCCCATAACTAGGACGCTCATTACGAGGGTCCACATCATATTTCCGATCATCATCCTGCTCCTCATGAGGGTCTAATTGTCCACGATCAACTAACTGATCACGCATCTTATAATCACGTCCTTTCTGGCGGTTTGCACCACCAGCTTCAAACTCTCGTTTTCCTTTCTTAAAATAAAAAAGTAATACGATTGTTAAAGCAACTAGGACGGAAAAAGCAATAAGACACGTTTTTGGATTCAAAAGACTCTTCAACCATTGAAC